ATCTGTTCTCGTTTCTTGTCTGCATTTTTCGTCATCATAAAAAACACCGCCTTTCTGATAATTCTATTATACCAGAAAAACAGTGCTCATAGTAAAAGTCCCGGCAAATACCGGGACTTTGTCTACAGTCTGAGACCAGGGATTTCTCCCTGGTTCGATTTAAAATTTAAGGTATCTTGTAGCTGAATACCCTGTTACACTCTTGTACTTAACTTTCGTCCAAGTGCTGCCTTTTTTCAATACTTCAACTTTAGATTTCTTCGGAATCTTACCAATGATCTTAGATGATACGTTTGCACTCTGTCTGATCATCAGTGGATCGGACTTTGTAACAACCTTAGCATATGCAGTCTTATTAACAACTTTTGATACTGTCGTTTTTACGGCCTCTTTGACCTTTGCAGCTGTTCCCAGCTTTTTATTACAGATTCCCTCTGCGATCAGCTTAGCAATCTTATTAACGTTTTTACCGATCTTATAATCGGACTTGGAGTCACAGAAAAAGCTCTCTGTCATGATCGTTGTTGCCTTTGTGCCATTCAGCATGTACAGGTTCGTTCTCTTCTGCACGTCACGATCTGTAAATCCAGCGGATACCAGTTTCTTCTGTACTCTCTTTGCGTACCTCTTACCATTTTCGGAAACGTATAATACTTCTGTTCCGTGTGCTTTTCCATTATAGCAATTCAAATGACCTTCTACGACGAGATCATAGTTCTTTGCATTTAAACGTGTCAGTTTCCATGATTTTTCCTGTGATGCAGCGGTAAATACTTTCTCTGGGCAGATATACAGATCAACACTGTGTCCGTCACTCTCCAGATATTTTTTTACCTTTTTCATCAGCTTTTTATTGTACTTATACTCGTTTACTCCACCGCAATCTTCTCCACTTGCTGATGTATATGATCCATTTTTAAGCAAACTGTGTCCTACTGTCAATGCGATTCTCATATGTCTACACCTCCTGTTCTGCTGCTGCCTGATTATCTTCTGTCTGTTCCTGTTCCTCTGGATCTTCTAATTCAGTTTCAGGTAACGGAGTCTCTGCGTAATTTGTCCATGTTCCGTCATCTAACTCTGTCGTATGATTGATCTTATCTTCTCTGCTGACTTCCTCAACATCTTCTAAATCGTATACTGAATTATTTAATTTACCATCATCGAGTAGATCTTTAATACCGTCAAACCACAGTTGCACAGCTTCTTTTAACATGCTCTCGCTTACAAATAATTGAATAGGTTTGGGCAAAAGTCCTCTGGCCATATGTATTACATAATCAAATTTCTGCTGTCCTTGCTTGGATGCACGGAAGGTTTTCTCTGCTTCTACAAACAGCTTGTATACATCCAGTCTGATCCCTTCCAGACCTTTTTTTGTGACATAGTCGATCAGTTTCTTAACTAAAAAAACAATGATCAACGCTGTGATCACTGCCAAGAATAACACTTTATTCTGTTCAAATAATTCTTTCATCTTATCTCTCCTTCTTATAGTCCAGCTTGTTTGAGTACGAATCCGATTACTGCCCCGACAACTGCTGTTAGGACATACATAGAAATACTTCTCCATTTTTCTCCGTCTCGGTTTTCCAACTCTTCAAGCCGCTTGCTTTGTTCTGTCTGATTAACGAGCATATGTTCCATGTTGATAGCGAGCTTTTGAACGGACAATGTAAGGTCATTGATCTGTCTTACTGTCACTTCTAACGCTTCAATTCTTTTGTTTTGTCGGGTTTGCTCATGATCAACATCACTCGCAAATGCATTATGTTCATTTCTACTTATGTATTCGTCATCCAAATATGTCTCCTTCCTCAGCTACACCGTTGCTGTCGTTGTTACTTGACTTGTTTCTAATTCGGAAGAAAATATGCAATAGAAGCAATTAACATCACTTTCGTTTGCTTCAAGTCCTACGCTGATCTTAACTTTTCCACCGGTCTGTACTGGGTTAGGAGACAGGCTTACAGACTTAATTTCAATGATTTCTGCTGCCATCATACCACCTTCACTTCTATATGCTCTATTAAGATTTCGTCTAATACTGCATATCTGATGTCAAGTGTATAGGTACCACGCTTTTGAGGAGAAATCAGTGCTTCTATATCATGTTCTTTAATATTACAAACTCCAGTGCTTTCTTCAGCTTTGTCTTTCATGTATATTAGCGAATACTCCGCACTTTCAATTGTAAATTTCTCATTTTTAATAGAATGTATAGTAATTACTGCTGTTCTGGATTCTCCCGGGTGCATTATGATCACTTTCTTTTTTTGCATGTTCTCCTCCTCTTTTTTTCTTCTTATTTCTCGTTGTGCAAGGTTGCATACAAATCAAAAGGCTTCAGTGAAACTCTTAATGCTTTAAGATCTACTGTAAGTATGTATGTAGAATAGCTACTTACATTCCCTGCCTCATCATATGCAGTTAATCCGATTACATACCTGCCGTTTAATGTGGCTGGTATAACGGACTCCCATAAATCTAAAGAGTCAGCGGATCTAGTTAAGATCACTGACTCTCCGTTTACATTCCCTTCTAGTCGAACTACCATAACAACTAACCTAGTCCGTTACTTCAACGGATATGATAAATGTTTTGCCAGCATCGACTGGGTTCGGTGTCAATGTAACACTCTTGATCACAGGTGCGGTTTTGTCTAACGTAACGGTACGTGTTATTGTCGTTGTCTTACCAGCACCATCGGTTGCAACAACGGTAATTGTGTTTGTACCTACTGCAAGAGTAAGGGCCTTGCTGAAACTTCCATCGCTTCCAACTGTGACTGCTTCTGCTGCTCCAGAATTAAGTTTAACTGTTACCGTGACAGGACTGCTTGTTGCATCGTTGGTTGTACCTTTTACTGTGCAAGCAGTTTGATTTGTAATAAGTTTATCAGTTGGGCTGGACAATGTTAATACAGGTGGAACTGTATCTACCTTAAACGATGTTGAGCTTGTAGCTGCTGCGTTTCCGTCATAATCGCTTGCATCCAATTTGATTGTATGGCTTCCATCGGACAACGCTGTCGTTGGTGTATATGTACACTGGTATCCGCTTGTGATCGCAGTCTTAGTTATTGCATCGCCTGTTACCTTAGTACCACTGTCTAGCGTGATACCGATTGTTGATGGATTAACACCAGAATCGGTATCGGTTACCTTCCAAGTAATTACAGGCTTGTTGTTTGTCGAATATGATCCGGACGTTGGAGACACGATTGCAATAACTGGAGCGACCTTCTCTTTTACCTTTAATTGCAGTGATGATCCTAACGTACTGTCGGTTGCATCTTTTGTGATTGTGTTTCCTGCCTCATCGGTTGCCTTAACCGTTACTCCGTAATAATGTCCACTCTGATTGTATGAACTCTTCGACGGAGCTGTTACCGTAGCTTCATATTTGCCGGTTGAACTATTAAGAGTCAGTGTGTATGTTTGACCGTTAATAGTCGCTTGTACTGTTTTTACTGACACTTTTTTCTCCTTTCTTGTTCTCAACAACACAACTAAATTCTGATTACGATACAATCATAGTAGGAACATCTGTTTCGACAACAAGTCAAACAATTAATCATTATGGTGATCGAAAACTAAGTGATTACAAATTTATTGTGTTTGCGTTCGGTGCTAGTGATGATGATATTCGCAGTATTGTAACTGTTCCAAGGGTTATCTTCGAAAAAATAGGAAAATCCTATAGCTTCGTGGCTCATGGTTCGAATGACAGCACGATATCTGCAGTATCGTTTACATATGCAAGCGATACTGCTACAACTGTAAAACTGTCTGCTGATCATGGCGTTAAATACATAAGAGTTTTTGGGATTAAATAAAATTTCATATAATTTAACTAAATTGTATAAAATACCTAGGAACTGTAAACATAGCAATGACTATACTGGTAGACGTACTGTCTTTGCATCGCACATTTATCTGTCCGTTTCTGGCGTTTATGTAGCCGGTATTTCCGTATGGAGTCCAGCTTCCGTCAATGATTTCGCAAGGAGCGAAAACTTCATTTTTTAAAGTGATACCATTAGGTAAATCTAATAAAGTTTGAGTTGTATTTCCACCTGTCAAACTTTTGCTTTTTCTGATATAAAACATAGCACACTGGCTATTTATTTCTATGCTGATTCCATCAGTAGAATAAGTTTTGTATTCTTTATCAGAATTTAGCTGTGTTGTTGAGTTCTATTTATTGTTACCATAGCTGTTTAGCATGGCGATCTGTTTTTTATAATATTTTTTCGCATAAAAATAAAATCTCCTTCCCTTTTAAGCAGATTTAATAGTTTATATATTAGATTTGTTATTATTCTTTAAGCTGCATAACGAATATATTCATACTCTATCATTTGGTCTGATGCATCATAATAAGTTCCAGCTGTCATATTAATGTCGGCATGCCCCATTAATATCGCAACATTCTGCAATGGCATCCCTCTCATTATGAGGTTTGTGCATAATGTTCGTCTAAATTTGTGCGGATGTGCATACACATTGCACATTCTTCCAAGGTCTCTTACTACTCGTTCAATTCCATCCTTTTGCAATCGATCATAAGGGAATCTCTTAGATGTAAACAGAGCAACATTATTATCTTGCCTTGTTTCTAAGTATCTGTTGAGATAAATCATAGCGGTATCTGAAATGAATACCGTCCTCTCTTTATCTCCTTTCCCTACAATTCGTACTTTCTTTCTCAAAAAATCTACGTCGTTCAAACTTATATTACTTAGCTCCGACACACGACATCCTGTACATGCTAACATCTCTATCAACGCCCGATCACGAATATCCGTACATGCTATACGCATACGTTCCATTTCATCAGCTGTAAACGCATTCTTCTTTTTCTTTGTTACTTTGATTTTCTTAATTTTTCGAGTTGGATCTTTGTCAATGTACTCCTCATCAGCCAGCCAACTAAAAAACGAGGATATTGCTGATCGCTTATTGTTTAATGATAAATTCGATATGCATCTGCTTTGCTTATACGCATATAGAAATCCCCTAATATCGGTTGCATCTATGTCTTTTGCTTCTTTTGCAGTGAAATAATCTACAAACTGTGTTAGATGTAAATTATACTGTTCAATCGTTCTGTTGGATTTATTTTCTACAATCAGCGTCGCAAGGAACGTATCTTTTAGCTTCCTTAAACTGTCATTGTATTCCGTCAATTCCGTCGATTCTTTCTTAATCTGCACATCTCGGAACTCTTCTACCAGCACATTTTCAAGATAATCTAGCTCTTTTTTCTTGATTCTATTGCCCATTTTAATCAAAACATTGCTTATAATTCTGTCACGCATAATACATTCTCCTTTGTGTGTTATGTGTGCATTATACTCTTTTCCGCTGCGGAGGATTCGTAGACTTCCGCAGCTAAATTCTGATATATCCGGAATGCACTTTATATCGATGAAGTTATCCGGCACATCAGATGCATACGGACAGATGTGGACAGATAATCCAGGTATTGACACTTATAACATCAAGTATACTGATTGCATTACTAATGCGTTTATGAGTACAGACGGGAGATATGGACTTATACATCTCGAAGATATTCCAGGTCCCAATTCTTTCAAATTTAGATTAACTCAGACGGATAATCATGTTCTAGGCAATTGTCCTATAAATAAAACGATTGTTTTGGCTTACAAATATTATCCTTATTCTTTGCCATAGACGATATAGGATATATTATCACTTGACGGATTACAAACAAACCATGTTTCATTCATTTTAATTTTTCTACTTCCGTTATTATAGTTCATCAAAATGCAAGCGTTGTAAGTATCGTTATATCGATAAGATGTAATCTTATTCCACCATGGACCTAAATCATTGATGTATATCTCAGGAAGTGTGATATCCGAAGCACCTTGGTATGCAATTGTTATCTGAATTACGATCTCTTTGTATTGACTGGGCACGGTAAATTCTTCAGATAATTTTCCGTCAAAGATTCGTTTCCAAGTCTTATCAGAATTTAGCTGCGTAATAGCATCCTGTGCATTCGTCATGTCAGTCTGATTTGCTGGCGTAAATCCAAGTGCCGTTTCCACATTAGCATCTGTAATCTCGCTTCTGATCGTTGCACTTGATTTATTCTCCACATTTCCAAGACCAATCTGTGATTTCGTCACTCCGTGCGGATTTGTTTTATTTCCTGTATGGCGTGTTAAATTTGTATTTAAGACTTTCCCTTGTGCAGCACTAAGCGATTGATCTGTTGCATCCGACGTTAAATTATTCTGGATTCCTCTCCAAGTGTTTGTATCCTGTGTAGGCGGTGTATAACCAAGGGCTGTCGTTACATTACCTTTGGTTAATTCTCCACGGATTGTAGCACTGCTTTTATTCTCTACATTGCCTAATCCAACTTGGCTTTTAGTAACTCCGTGAGGATTACTTTTATTCGCAAGATGATTAATCAGAGTTGTAATTGCAAGTTTAATCTTTGCAAATGCAATAGATATTTTCTCGCCACTTGATAAAGTCACAAGAGTTGTTGTATCTGAATATGTCGGTGTCTGATCATTTGTCGCTACGTTCGGAACGTTCCCTAAGCCTACTTGCGACTTAGTAACACTATGAGGGTTGCTCTTGTTTCCTGTATGCGTATTTAACGCTGTCTGCATAGTTTCAAATGTAACGTACCCTTCTGGATCAACCGTTGCTGTCATTGTTACATCATTATTAAGCTTGATGTAAAAATTATGTACTAACGACCATGACGGCATAGCCGATTCTGCCGGAACTTCTTTCCCTGTTGTACTTTGAGAAATCGCAAACAACACTTCACTTCCGGTTGATCCTTTTGCATAAATTCCAAGCTGTGTCATGCTGTATCCGGCAGATAAACCAGCGTTTGAAAACAATACTCCTATCTTGATTGTTTCGTTTGTTTTTGTCACGCCCTGTACTGTTCCAGACTGCTTAATTGATGATACCGCCGTCTGACTTTTCAAAGCACTAACGTCAACTTTACCAGCACCAGACTTGATCGCTGTTACTGTTATTGTTCCTCCGCTTAAGGCATTCTTTAATAATTCAATACCTGCATTTGTAATTACTGTATTTTCCCACATGATTTTATACCTCACTAACGATCGAAGAAGAATATTCACAAGAGCCTGAAACAATCGCATAATTCAATGCCGTCTCTGATTCTATAACGTCTGAAACACGAATATCGCACAATAAATGTGCTGGTTTCAATTCGTCAATTCTTCTTACTACTTCATCATAATTATTTACTTCGCCATAAAGATTGACTTGAAATGTATTTTTTGCTGTATTTTCTATGAGCTTTGTTTCTACACCGCTCAAAGCTTCTATGATCTTTTCAAACCTTTTAGGATTCAAAGGCCTTTTTATCCTCATTTGCGAAATCTGTGTTCTTCTCTGCTCAATCGTCTGATCTGGAAGCGGCGTTATTCCGTATTCTTTTTCCCAAATAGGGAGCCCCCATGTAGCACGATCAACAAATATCTGATCAAATATATCTTCACATATTGTTTTTACGTCATCTATCTCAAGTCCGATCACTTGGAACAGCCAAAGTCCGATTCTTGATTTCCCATAAATCGGCGATACATAGTCAATCATTTGTTTTGCACTTTCACTCGTCAGGATTTGCTCCATAAGGTCTGTTTTATACCACATAGTATCATCCCTCCGTTATTGTTACTGTTCCTAAAACCGGCATTTGTCCAGATTCAAGGTCTACATTTTTTGACACTCCATTGATTTGTACACTGTCATAATCATAGATACCTGATACAGCTCCAAGGATACTGTTGATCGCTGATATTCTAACCGCACTATCATTCGATGAAACATTTAACAAATATGACTGAAGTGCAGCTTTCAAATCATTCTGCACATCGCCAATTTCTGCTTCTCTCAAATAAACCACAGCTGATATGTTAACTACTACTGTTTCAGGAGCCGTTATCTCTAATACAGCATTGGGCGGTGCTAAGCGATCTGATTCACTATCTGGACGCATAATATAATCATACACAGCATCTTGAATCTGCTTCGATGCTGGTACTCCGTTCTGATCCATTAAGATGATCTTGATTATTCCAGAGTCATCTTTTGCTGGTATCACAGTAACTGCACCAACACCGGGAACTGACAATGCCCATCGTTTATAGTCTGCCACATTCCCAACATAGGAAATGTCATGGCTTCGATCATACTCAACAATTCGTTCTCTTAAAGTATCATCGTCCTCTTCATCCAAACCGCCTGTAACAGCTTCCTCATTTGTAACAGAGATTATTTCATCGAGCAGTTCTCCTGTCTCATCTCCAGTATGTAATACGATCGCATTTACTCCAACATTGCTTGCAGATCCTCCTTCTGCTGCCTCAATTGGAATCTTTGCATTTCCAAGAGAATCGACCGTAACTTCCTCTGTTGTTACAAAATCTATCGTATTTCCTTCGTCATCTGCTTCTGTAGAAAAACCATATCCTAAAGGAATAACAAGACCGGCTTTTGCTGTAACAGTCACATATCCTGTTGCATTTACCGATTCTCTTCGTACAAGACCTCTTCCATCAGCGTGGTAATCCAATAGGTAAGATTCTTCACAGGTTACCGGCGAAAGACTTTTCAATACTTCCACAAGCACATATTCTTTTAGCTCTGCTATCTCAATCGCTGTCGGACGTGTAAAATCCCAAGGAAAACCGCCTTCGGATTTATCAATATCTTCTGGAAGATTGCTAAGCATCTTTTCATGGATTTCCTTTTCACTCGAATTATTCAGGAAATCTGGCAATTCTAGTTCTTCTGCTTCCAATGCCATTTTTAGACCACCTCACTTTCAAATTGTGTCTGTATTTCTATATCTCCATCAATGCCCTGCACCTGTACTGTTACAAGACAATGTTCTGCTTCCCATTGAAACATAATATTCCCAACGTACAAAGTTCTTTCGGACGGATCAGCCATCAATGCTTCTTCGATTTCTCTTTGTAAAATGCTTTCTGCCTCTTCACGGCTATCCGCTTGCAAGGCACTTTCATAGTCAATCCCAATGTCGGTGGAATATCCTTCATGAGCGTATCTTTGTGTCATGATCGTTTTGTAACACCATTGCACCCACGCCTCGAACCCGGATGCCTCTTTTAATTTTCCATCGTGAAGCGTAACAAAGTCTCCAGTATCAAAATCAAAAAAGATGCTGGGTTTATAACCTGCATCTTCCTCTTCTTCTGTATTTTCTTCCTCAGTTCCTTCATTCTCTTCATCTTCAAAATATTCTTCTTCATTTTCATATTCCTCTGGGAAAAGATTATCCGGCATCTTCTTCATCTCCTTCCACTTTACCGATCACAACGATTTCCTCTGCATCTGTCCAGATCAGTAATACTCGATCGCCATCACTTACTTTTGCATCAGATAACATCAAAAAATCGTCATCCGGTTCTGCACTTTCTGGATAAGAGTCAGGAAGAATCCCTCCGTCTTTCATAGTTCCAAGTTCTGCAACAACATCCGCTGCACTTTGGTTTCCTTTAGAAATCTGTTCGATTGCCCGGATAAAATTTTTTCTTCCATTTCTCTGCATAAAACTCTCCTTTAGTAAAAAACAACGTCCATCGTACCAGCAACACAATCATGCGTAATACTTTTTACTGTTTTATTTCCTTTCAGTCCAGCGGTACCACATCCAACATAAACGGTGTCTCCACGTTTGATCTTCGGATTGCTAATCGCCGTTACTATGTATTCATACTTAACCTTTGCACTGCTCTTCAATTTCTTTTGTGCTTGTTTCTTTATTTTCGAAAGTTTCTCTTTCTTGTCTTTGTCCATAATTTCTTGGATCGTTCCAAACTTCGATGTATTCTTAGACATTGATGCAAGTTTAGGAATTGACTTTTTCTTTGCTTCTCCGTAGATCTTTATCTTTGTAACGATATCATCCATTGTTACTTTAACCTCTATGGATATTACATTCTTTCCTTCCTCAATCTTATAAATCGTTGTATTAGTATTGGCATACTTGACAATCACTGTAGTTCCTTCAATCGTAAAAATATATCGGCTGGAAAGTTTGCTTTTCGCCTTGTTCAGCACATATACGATCATATCTCCAATATTCTTCTGTACTGGTTTGATCCTTTTATTTTTGATTGATCCGTAACTGTATTTCAGTTTCAACTTCCATGCCGTACAGATTCTTTTTACAATCTCTTTTGTGCTTAGCCCCTTTTTGTAATAAAAATAGTCTTGAGATTTCATCATATAGATCAAGTAATCATAGGCTGTAAATGTTACTTTTTTTTCTGTATCGGTAACCATATCTCTATCCCAGATTACACCTCGAAACACTTCAAAATCTCCATGGCCAACATTCGCATATATGTATAATCGGTCTGATGGTTGAATCAATGTCGCAAGTGTTACACCATTTTTCGCAGCGTTCATTACTGTTAAGCTGACCTCTTTTGCCAGCGAATCAGGATCATCAGACATTGTCAGGTCCTGTATAACTTTCGATTTGTATAGATCGTATTCTTGCCCCGAAGCCGTCTTTACAACTGCTTTATACAGTGGATTTCCTAAACTTGGCATATCTTCCTATCCTCCTATCATTTTTAACAGTGTTTTATAATCAGCAACACCAGTTACTGTTAATTTGTGCTTACGTTGGTAAGTTTTAATCGCTGTTACTGTCTTAGATCCGCAAGCACCATCCTGTTTGACTCCCACCATTTTCTGGACAAATTTTACGACCTGTCCTTTTCTTCCGGTTCGAATCGTGATCTTTTTCATGGCTGATTTCATCGAAGATGTCAGCTTTTTATCAACTTTCAGCTTCGAGTAGCCATCTTTATTCATTGCTTTCTTTAATTCCTCAACCTTGGAATTAGAAACTGATTTACTGCTTGGAACAGGAATCACAAGCACCTGTCCTTTATAGATCGTATATTTGCTGATCTTTTTCTTTGGATATTTCTTACGTTCCTTTTTATTCCTAGAATCAATCAGTTTCTTATTTGCATTATAAATAACCTTGTATTTTTTACTGGACCCAAGATATTTTTTTGCAAGTTTCCGTAATGTTTGTCCTTTCTTTACTTTGACCTTTTTCTTTGTGGTTTTGGTACTTCTTTTCGTTGAGGAAACACTTATTTTTTCGTAGTCGATAAATCTTACCGTGTAGTAATAATCATTCAGGCTTTTGACCGTAGAATCGTATTCTGAAACACGCATATCAACATTGATCTTCGTTCCTGTAATACAGACATTTACCACTTTCCCATACTTAGCCCAGTATTTCATCAGTGCATCTAAGGTTGCTGGATCAGTCCACTTACGAACAAATTTCATGCCTTTTCTTGCTTCTCCGGGAAAAAAACATTCCCAGCTTAGTTCTGAAAGATTTTTACCATTCGGAACACTGACCTGACCTAATTTATAGATATCATATTCTGCAAACTTACCTTCGATTGATGATTCAATTTCTTCAGGAATGATCGGAATTTGTATCTTCTGATCATTCCCTTTTGAATTTTTTCCAGTAATATATATGTCCATTTACATTACCTCCGCTGTTCTGTTACTTGCCGTTGATCCGATTGCATCTGCGATCGCCTGCATAATAGCATCTGCGATCTCTCCTTTAGAGTTTTTGATAGCATCAACTATGCCGTCATTTCCAGATGCATTGACGCTGATCGTAATACCACCAACGTTGATCACTGGCTGACTGCTACCAGACGAAGCTTTTCCAGATCTGGATGATCCTCCAACAAGTCCACCTTTGGCATGCTTTGTAACGCCTAAAATCTGTCCTGCTTGATTCCAGAGAGATAATGCACGGCTTCTATGTCTAGAAAGTGGAATGACCATTTCGTTTCCTTCTTCTCCTAATTCAGAAACGATATGACCTCTGACCAGACTACCCTTCGCATTATGAAAGAACTTTCCATTTTTCGGTAAGGCTGTCTGTACTTTCGGTTTTGTCGTTGTCTTCTTTCCAGTCGTCTTTTTACCAGACTTTGAACCACCGTTATTCAGATAACTTCCGCTTGTAATACTGCTGATTGCATTTGCCTGTGCTGCGGTTGTACTTGCTGCGGAAGCAATCGTTGAGGCGGCGGATGCTAAGGCACTCGCAAGGGATAATGCGGAAACACCTGCACTTTGCAGATTACCACCTGCTGCAAGTGACATTGATCCCATAGCTCCTAATTTTCCACCAGCGGTTGCAGACATTCCACCTAAGCCACTGACTTTTCCACCGGCTGCATTCGTAGCACCTGAAAAAATCTTTGTCGTCTTTGATCCAACATTCGTTTGTTTTGTGTTTTTCTTATTCTCCTCGTAAGCTTTCTGTACGGAACTTGCCAGTTCTTTGTATTTTGCTCCTTTTGGATTAACACTGCTAATACTGTCTTTACTGTATTTCCAATATTCCTGACTCTTTGCCGTCATAGAATTACTGTTTTTCAGTGCATTCTTTCGGCTGGATACAAACTTTCTAAGGGAGTCGCCGAACTTATTTCCTTTTGTGATTGCACCAATTCCACCAATTCCAGCACCAATAAATGCTCCCGGAACTGCTCCAACACCACCAAAGGCAGCTCCTATGGCTGCTCCGGCGGCTGCACCACCTCCAACCATTCCAAGTTTCGTGCCACCTCTATAGGCTTCCTTCTTCTTCGTGGCTGAATCTTTTGAGGTCACTGCGTTATAAATATTACCAGCTGCACTTCCTATTCCAGCAATCCCTAAAGCTCCACCTAATAAAGATGCACCTCCAACGGCTGCTGCTCCACCAGCGGTCGCTGCACCTGATCCAAGTTTTACGCCTAGATTTCCAAGCCATGCTTTCCATCCAGTGGC